ATGGCCTCGCGCTCGTACTTGTCGATGAGATTGCCCACGGTGATGATCTCTGTCGGCGTGAAGTTGATGATACTGCGCATCTTCTCGGCTGCTTTCTCTGCCGAGGCCTTCGTCGGATGCTGCTTGATAGTCCCGATGTAATCTGAGCGCTGAATGCCGTCGAGCCGATAGCGCAATCGCCAGATGTCGCCCGACTTCTGATGGACTCGAATGACGCTGCCTTTTTGCCAGGAGGTTCGCATCGGTGGTTCCTTTCCTTACGATTCCCATTATAAGCACAGAGTAGAAGTAATTGCAAGCGTGAAATTAAAACGACGGGCAACTTTACGTCACCCGCCGTCAACTCGTCTCTTCTCGCCGGCAGATGCCGTTACTTGAGGGTGATAAAACTGGTGAAATTGTCCTCGACGCAGATGGCAATGTAGTTCGCCACGGTGCGCCGCTCAGCCTTAGCCGCTTCTTCCAGGGCCGCATACTGGTCCGGGTTGAGCTGCAAAAGAACGCCCTTGGTCCCTGCGGGCCGATTGGATTTGCGCTCCTTCGTGACTCTGGTCGCAGGTTCTGCTGCGGGCGCTGCGGGTTGATGCGCCGGGTTGAGCCTCTCCAGGCGCTTGTTGGCTTCTTCGATCTGCTCTTCGCTGAGCCGTTCCGTGTCAAACGATGTTGCGTGTGCCATTTTCTCTTTCTCCTCGTCTTTGGATTTGTGGTGCGTTGAAAGTTATGCGCGGTCCGGCCTCGATTTAGGCTTGCGCCATCTCCACTCCGGCTATGTATACATGACAGGCTTCCGGACACCTGCCGCGCATTTACCGCCTCTCGGCGGTATGTCAAACCTGTTCGGTTGTGATCGACCCATCCGGGTTGATCGTGACCGGCGTGTCATTTTCGTGCTGTTGCAGAATGGCTTCAAGCTCGGCAATCGTCGGGCGTGAAGGCTTCACGTAGCAGGCGAACGCACCACAAATCCAAAATGGCCAGATTTGCAGCCATGACACATCCGCGTAGCTCGCGCATCGCAGCCGTCTTGTCGGCCCCGGCAGGAACGTGCTTGTTGATGGTCTCCGCAAATATCTTGGCAGCGGTGCGAATCTCGCCATACTGGATGACCTGTGTTTTGGTCGGCGCGTGATAACTGAACCAGTTGTTGATCTCTTCCTGTGCGAAACTGCGCTGGTCGGCAACGACGACATTCTCCCCAAAAGGCTCGTCCAGCGTGTTGCCCTTCTCGAACTGCTCGGCAGGACTGAAAGAGATGTAGCCGTCCTCGTACTGGACCAGATACCAGCCAGGCTGCGGAATGGGTTTGTTGAGGATATTGACGATACGCTCGGCGTAGCGCGAATCCTCAAAGGTTATGGCGGCATCGTGCTCAAACGCGCCAATTGTCACCTGGGCAATCTTGAGAGCCCAGACCGTCTTGTGCGACTTGTAACGCGGCATTTCAATTGCCGCAGTGTTTTCTGCGTTCAAGATGTAACTCCTTTCAAATTCTTCACCGCGTCCACAACCTGTCCAACCGTCATCGCCGCGGTGATCGCGCTGTCGGGGATTTCAATGTCAAACTCTTCTTCGAGATCCTGGGCGAGTTCGATCAGTTCGATACTGTCCAAGCCAAGATCGTTCACCAATTCATTATCGTCCGTGACGCTTGCAATGTCAATGCCGAAGTTGAAGAGAACGCTGCGTACCTGCGTTGAGATTGTGTCCATGGTCACCCCTTTGCGAGATTGTCGAACCTTGTTAGACTGCCTTCAAATGCCAACTTCACTACGTCGGTAGGGCCGTTCCTGTTCTTGGAAATTATCAATTCCGCCAAGCCCTTCAAATCTTGATTGTCTCTATCGTACATCTCCGGCCTGTGAATAAAATAGACAGCGTCCGCGTCTTGCTCAATTTGTCCACTTTCACGAAGGTCAGACAAGACCGGCCTCTTATCCTGCCGCTGCTCTGGGTTGCGGTTGAGTTGCGAGAGAGCAATGACCGGGCAGCACAATTCTTTAGCGCACGCTTTCAGTGAACGGGATATGTGAGCAATCTCCTGTTCGCGGCTCTGTGTCTTTTGGCCGGCAGAGCAGAGCTGAAGGTAATCCAGAGCTACGAGGTCGAGCCTCTTCTCTCGTTGTTGTAGACGCCGCGCCTTTGCGCGCAATTGAACAGGCGTCAGTGTAGCCGAGTCGTCAATGAAGATGCGCGCTTCGAGAAGGTCGTTCAACGCAACTCCTAGTTTACGCTTCTCTTCGCCGCTCAAATACCATCCATCCATCGCCCGCTTTACGTCGACCCTCGCCCTGGATGCCATGAAGCGCCGCTCCAAAGCCGCGCGAGACATCTCCAGCGAAAAGAAAGCGACCACCTTATCTGTGCCACAGCAGATATTCTCGATGATATTCATGGCTAAACTTGTCTTTCCAGCACTCGGACGCGCCGCGATGATCGTCAATTCCGACTTCTGCAACCCGCCAGTGAGCCGGTCAAGATCCATGAACCCCGTTTGCAGTCCCGTCTTGAGTTGCGGCTCGGTGTACGCCTTCAAATAGGGATCAAGACCCCCCGCAGCCTCGACCGACTGGTAAATCGTCCGCAGCGCGCCAGCCTGGGCGTCTTGCGCGATTTCAAGGAGTTGGCCCTCGGCCGCTTCGAGTATCTCCAGAGCCGTCTCGCTCTGATCCGCCGCGCGCGCAATGCCTGCGGAGAAGATCAGCATCATCTTGCGCAGGCGACTCTTATCGAGGACCAGCCGGATATACTCGGAGATCACCGGGCGCCGGGGCAAAGATTCCGTCAACGAAAAAAGGTAGGCGCGACCTCCCACCGCTTCGATTTCCTTGTAGCGATCCAGCTCTGCGGCCAGCGTCACGATGTCCACCGCCTGGTTCGCGTCGATCAGCTCGCTCATGCGCAGGAAGATGCGGCGGTGCGAGTCAAGTGAAAAATCGTCCTCGGTGAGCTTCTCGGCGCATTCCGAAAAAGCGTTATTGTCCAACAAAATTGCCCCAAGCAGAGTGCGCTCTCCATCTACACTTGCGGGCAGCCCCTGGTCGAACGCCAAGGTGGGCATAGCGCGGCCTCGCTCTGCCGGCGGCTCAGGCGCTTTGTCGGGCATCGTGAACTCTTGCAGGTCAGACACTACTTACCCTTCCAGTTGAATCACAATCCCAAAGCAGGGAACGGGCAGGATGTACACCCGGCGCTTCACGCGGTCGATGTACACCCCCACCCATAAATCGCAAAGCTCGAAGATGAAGTAGAACTTCATTCGACCTTCGTGAAAGTATGCTGGCCTTTGATGTCGGAGTGGAGGAATTCCCCGTGGCTGTCGGCGTCGGCAAATGCCTGGGCTTTGTCTGCGCCCACGCCATCGTAAACATAGGTTCCGCCGTGGTGAAAGCGAACGGTCAGCTTCTGTGAATCCGCGTCGTAAGCTGCCGAATGGATGTTCTTGGACTGCTTGAGATTGAGAACCTGCTCTGCCATGTTACACCTCCGCCTTTCCGGTTATGACGACTCTGACGGCGACTGGCCGCCCCTTTGGACCATCCTCAATTGCTCCCTCAACAATATCTCCCTTGTCGAGCTTCTTGTAGCCGTCCTGAATCAATTCTGAGTAATGGCAAAAGATGTCGGGACCGCCTGCGCTGTTCGACAAAAATCCGTATCCCTTGACTGAGTTGAAGTGGATTACTGTTCCTGTCATGTCGTGCTGTTCCTTTCGTGAACAAAGTCGGCGAACCGCAAGAGCATCGCCGCTTCCTGGTCCATTTTTGCTGCGATCCGCTCTTCGATCTTGTGGCTCTTTTCTTCCTCTTCCCTGCTCTGTAGCGGAAACTTTCGGCCCATCATTTGCTGTGCTAGTTGATGAGCCGCCTTGCGTTCTGCATCGGAAATAGGTGTCCGTGCATAACCTTTGCGAGATTCGGCATATTTCGTCTTCTCGTGCGCTTCCTTGCGGAGCCATTGCTCCAGTTCGGTTGCCGTATCCATGTGAACCTCTTCCCTACTTCTTCTTCCTGCGCACCGAGAGAGAACCTACTTCCTTGACGCTGAGGCCAGGGACATTGAACGAAGCGCCGAGAGCTCCAGCCAACTTGTTCGCGGCTGAAAGATCCCACTTGAGCAATGCCGCCGCCTGCTGCATGTCGTACTTCCCGGCGATCACGGCGCGCATGAGAGCCACGATCGAAGCGGTATACGCTTGATCGTCTTCAATCAAATCCTCGTCCACTTTCCACTTGCTTGATGTGGATTGCCCTTCGATTTTTTGGACAGCCGGTGGAATATATTGCGGTTGGATAAAAGGCCTTGGAACTTGTATCTCTGGCGCATCGAAGAGGGTCTCGGCGCGCTGCTCGTCACCCTCGTCGAGCGCATCTTGCACATCGAGGAGTTTGAGCCGGGCGGCCTCCGCCTCCTGCAGACGGCGCGCCTCGGCATCACGGCGCTCGTTGTCCTCGCGGATCTTCTGCTGCCGGATGCGCTCCTGGGCCTGATCCCATGAGAGGATCTGCGCTTTGACGTGCTTGATTCCAGCCTCCAGCGGCTCCAGACCGGCCTTGACCTTGCCGCCGGTCTCCATGTAGACATCGTACAAAACCTTGCGGAGCGGGTCCAGAGCGGCCTTGGTGGTGTCGGCCTTGCTCACCAGCCGGTTGAGCGTCTCGCTGGCCTCCACGCGCTTCTCGGCGGTGTCGATGCGCACAGTCAGCGCCTGCTGGCCCGTCTCGACGTTCTGGGCAATGATCGCCTTGATCTCACCTTCGCGCTCGGAGAGCAGGTCCAGCGCCTCTGCCGCGGACTCAGGCGCGCGCCATGCGGCAAGGACTTCACCGACGGGCTGGCGAACGATGGCGGTCTGCTCAATAGGCGTGTAGCCGTCCCCGGTCTTCGCGTAGACATCAACCCTGTCCACTTGTGGGTCCAGAAACTTCTCCGGGTCGCCGGGCTGCTCGAACCAGACCACCTCTTGCGGCTCGCGGCCAGTGCTCCGCGCATACTCGGCCTGCAGCATCTCGACGGTGATGTTGCCAGCGTCCGACGGCGGGTAGACTCCAGCCTCAATCTTCGGCGCCGGGTCGATGCTGTGGCCGTTCCAGCCCGGTTCGACCAGCCGGATGTCTTCATCGATCACCTGCAGCGCCTCGGCTGGCTTCGCCTTCGGCGGCTCCGGCGTCTGGCTGGGGTCGGCACCGAGAACGTCGTACTCCCAGGCCGGGTTGGATTTTACGTTGGCATTCCACCATTTGCCGATCGACGGCGCGGTCAGCGCTTCGTCGGCTACTTCCGGCGCAACGTTTTTGTAGGCGCGGATTTCCTTTGTTGAGAGGAACTCGAAGAGCAGCTCCCAGGTTGACTCGCTGTAACCGGCCCGGCTGAACATGCTGGACTTTACCGGCTTCAGGCACTCGTAGATTTTAGTATCAGGCATTTGGTTTCCTTTCCTTGTTGAATCGTCGTTGTTCTGCAATTGCATCCTGTTGACTGAACGTCCTACTTCCATCGCGAGGATGATACCAGCGCTCTTCGATATACATCCCGTGTTTCTTGCGCGACCAAAGATGCCAACCGTGACTCTCTAGATATTTCCGGTTTGCGCTCATCCCGCCAACTCCAATTTCCTGCGAAGATCCTGTCCGGCTTCCATACGCCAGTAAACATTCCGCAGCGCCGCAACGCCGTTCGCGCTGTCCGACTCGTGATTCGTATGCTCCGCGCCCAGGTTGTAACGCCCTGTCTTCATCAGCATCAGCGCAAACCGGCGCACACGTCCACAATGATTCGAGCCGAATATCGCCATCTCCTGCAAGGCTGTCTGAATCGACCAACTCGGCTGCCGACTCGCCGTGCATTTCAATTCGACCAGCCACTTCTCGCGGCCCTTTGTTCCATAGCAGTCTGGCGTTACGCCCAAGGCCATGCCGTGTATCTTGGTAATCATGCTGCGCTCAGTCCACTGCGGGTCCGGCTTGAAGCCTGTGTCGGAGAGAAAGAACATATAAGCCTCGAAGTAGGGCATCGTCTCTTCGGTGATCCAGCCTGGGTCAACCTCCCCAAACTCGTTGTAAGCCGCCGCCAAAGCGTGAACCTCGGTTCCTCTACGCGCAGCATTCTCCAACACATCGGGATCAATGCCGCTGTAATCGGACAAGCCTTGGAGCTTCAACACCTGCGTTAGCGACGGGACGAACTTACCCTGATCGTCGAGATACTGATGTGGCTCGGTGCTAAAACTCCCGCCTTGGATTTGGGTAATCACTGAGCAATCTCCACGCTATGCGTCAAATGCCACTTGCCGTTCGCTCGTTTGATATTGCTTGTGATGAACGGGACCATCATGCTTGTCCAATCCTCTAGGCTCACCCACCCGGTTCTATTGTCGATACTCAGGCAGTTGATGTCCCAGATGCCAATGTCTTGCCTGTTGGCTCCGTTGCATCCAACCCAATGTGTGTGGCGGTATCTTGCGGCCATCGGCACACCATCGGCAGTCCA